CAGGTTGTATTGGTATAGGTAATTTTTTTGCTTCCTCTATATCTTTTTGTAAAACAACATATTCACCTACAAGTAATGCAACAATACCACCGATTGTTATTAAATTTTTTAAACTAATATTAAAAGTTTGTTCTTCCATAATTAACTTTTATCTAAAGTTATAAGTCCGCCCCAAATTTCATCAGTAATGCTATTTGTTTCTACTTTTATTATATAATATCGTCTTTCATCAACTGCATGAGCTGTACTAAGTGTCATTGTGGTATTAGTTGTACCCCCTGTTTGTATCGATGTAATAGTGTCAGTATTGAAATTACCGTAGGAAAGCGAAAAATTTAAATTAGTATTAGTGTGGACATCTACTTTCGTAATTTCATAGCCTTTAGGTAAAAAAGTCAATGCATAAATATCATTTGATCTACTATCGTAATTACTAGAAATTACAGAACCTGCGTCTTCTCTAGTATATAAAATAGCTCTACTGTTAGATGATAAAATAAAATCAGATGGATTTAAAAAACGTTGTAATATACTATTGCTTGTATTCCAATTAAGTACACCTATATTACCACCTCTAAAATTACCGTTTAAATCTAATCTATCATTTGTATCATCAAATATCAATTTAGAACTAGCACCAAAAGCACCACTGTTATTAAATTGTACTTCTGTATCTGAGCCAGCTGGAGTACCACCACCACCAGTAATAACATTTGTTAAATCATATATTAATGGACTTAATATTGATCCTACAGGGTAAATTCTGTTAGGAGTAAATGAGGCTAAATCTATTTGTGTATCACTTGTTGTTGAGTCACCTGATGCAGTTAATAACAAAGGATGTGATTTATCAGGGTATGTTAAAACTAATTTTTGACCATTATAAATTTTACCTTTACTTGTAGCATCTAGTGTAACTTTTGTATCTGTTGTATTACTAGGTAATGCAGAACTAATTTTACCATAACTATTATTCTGAAGCATAGTTGTGTCATCACCAATATAAGTATTTATCACACTACTCGTTTTGCCACCTAATATTTGTGAAGTATCAGGTATTGGCGTTCCTTCTGTGATTGTGTTATTAACTTGACTAATAGCAAACCACTCACCGCTCATAATGTCTGATTGAGCTTTAAATGTACCACCTAAAAAACTATAATATTTAAAATTACTATCGTTGTTAATTGAGTATTTTATAAGTTTTAAAGGTGAAATATCATTGCTTTGTATATCAGCTTGTAATATTTCAAGTGGCTCTGTTTGTAACTCAAAAAATTCTTTAGCTAGTAAAAATGTTACATTTGTTGGATCGTCTGGTGTTGGATTACCTCGTTGAAAATTCAGAACAGATTTCAAAGTAGCACCATCTAAAAATTGAAAAGTGTACATTTTGTTACCTGTTACATTTTGTCCTAGAGTTACCTCACCTAAATCAAATGCCTCAACAGAGTTAATTCCATCAAAAGAGGCTTCAAATGTTAATCCTGAAGACTCTACGTCTTCAGTTAATTGTGAAATTAATTGTATAAATTCACAAGTTGTTTCTGTACTTGTAGGTGTTGGGTCAGTTAAAGGTAATATGTTAGGAGCTGCATATTTAAAATAATCATTACTAGCAACTAATTGTACTTCAATATCAGCTGGTGTTATATCAGGAAAAGGTATATGTGTTTCAAATCTTATTTCTGTTCTAAAATGTTGTTGAGCATTACTATTACTAAATGATGTAGTACATGGTCCACTTACATAAGTTGTCAAAGCTATGTTTGAAGGTGCACCGACACAAAAACCGCCTAATTGATTTATAGGATTTAAGTCATCTATAGCGTGTCCTCTTTGTATTGTTATAGTTCCTACTGAATTTTGCCAAACTAATTGACCATCAGAATCTTGAACTAGATATCTTGTACTTGTGCCTGATGTAGCTTTTATTGTCAATACTGCATTTGTTTTAAAAGTATAATGAAGTATTTGATTTGTAGGGTAGTTTATATCTGCTGTATTAATAGTTTCTTTGTGTATTGACCAAAACGCTAATAAAAGATTTGCGTCTGTGTTCTGTACTAAAGTACCAGCATAAACTGAACTAGATATATCTTGCTCAAAACCTACATTAAATATAGATAAACCCTTTTTATAGTTTACTTTTACGCTTTCAAAACTAGGCTCAAAGTTAATAGAAGAGCCACCTAATATAACATGATTAGATTGATCAATAGTTAGTAAGGTGTTTTTGACAATCAAAGATGAATCAGATGTTTTACTATATTCAAAAGTTCTTAAATTACCGCTTGTATTACCTTTAAGGCTGTTTGGTTGTATTATATTATATTTACCCTCTGCTAAGTAACCAACTGCATTAAATGCTTTCAATAAGCCATTAAATACGTCCTGTGATTTATAGTCAAATGGTTTGTTGCTTAATATTACTGCACCTGTTTCTACATCTGTTTCTGTTTCTTCTATAACATTACCTTTAGCTATGTAATATAAATCAGCTGGGTCACTTCCATAGCTGTCAGTTGTTTGACGCCAATCTAATGAAGTTCTAAGTACAAAAAAGTTTTGAGGCGCTGGTGATTCATTTGCTGCTGAATCAAATATTTTCATTTCAGTCAGCAAAGTATCTTTAAATATATTTTTTAATTTGTGTGGTGTTGTTTTTTCTACTTCGCCTGTAAAAGTTTTTTCTTTTTGTTTGTTAAAAAAACCATAACTATCAGTAGCAGTAATTGAAGAAACATAAGGAAAAGGTGTATTTTCTATTTTATCAAAAGCTGGTTGTAACCATCCGTACCACCATAGATTGGAGTCTTGTACAGAGCCTTTATATATTCTCACAAAATATTCCCTATATCCTGAACTGATAGTATCATATAAAAAAGATTCATCTGTATTATTTTGTATAAAAATATTTAACTTACATTCAGAACCTAAAAAAACTCTATCTCTAGTACCACCGCTACCATTCCAAGTAATTTCAAAACCTTCACCTTGTAAATCAATTTCAGTACTAGACCCACTAAAATTATCTTTCCAAATCTCTACATTCCAAACATTACCTTTTTCACTATAAATTGTACTATGTCTATGTTTACCGTAAGCCATTATCTGCGTGCTTTTCTTCTGTTAGCTCTGTCAAATACTATTAATAAATCATCACCTGAAATCCTAACATCAGGTATAACTGAGCCACCTATTGCATCATTTGGTATTATATTACCTGATGAACTTGGCACAAATAACTCTGGACCTTTTTCCCCAACTAGACTGACTTTGCCTAGAGGTGGCCTACCACCATTTGCAAAAGCTCCGCCAATCATACCTGAGAATAAACTACCAAATTTGGTTGCACCACCAGCGGCAGTTTGAGCTGCACCTAAGCCAGGTATCATTTGAAATACTGCTGCTAACAAAGCTGCTTTTACAAGCATAGAGGCTATCTGTTTTGCTAGATCAACGAAAATGTTTTTCATGCTTACTAAAAAGTTTTCACCACTTACTACAGCCTGAGAGAAACTATCAGCAAAACTATTAGTCAATGATAATCCTAGACTTTCTGATGCTGTTGTAAGCTCTTTAACTTCTTCAGTCATTGTAGCAATAGGGCTTTCATTAGAGCCTGATGTACTTGTTGAGCCACCACCAAATGATGGCATAGCACCCCCTGTGCCTACTCCAGCACTTGTACCTAAACCAAATAAAGCATTTTTTGCCTTTGTTACTGCATTACTTACAGCATCACCAAACGACCCAAATTCGCCTGTAACTTTTGGTACAACACCTTTTAATCCTTCTAAATCATCTTTTATTTCAGTAAATGGATTATCAAAACCTTTTTTGCCTACTAATTTTAAAAGTTTGTTAACACCATCAACAGCAAGCTCAAAAGGTGAAATAAGCATCTGACCAATATTTAGGAAAGCATTTCCTAAACTAACAGCCATCATTTTACCAATTTGACCTAAAACCTCTAAATTATCACTTACAAAAACAGCTGCTGCTGCTAAGGCTGCAATTCCAGCTATTGCTGCACCTAATGGTGTCATGAAAAATCCTACAACAGAAACTAGGCTACCAAATAATGTAACTAATGGTCCAATAGTAGCAAGTAAACCACCTAATGTAACTAAGGCTATTTTTATACCACCATCTAAATTATTAAATGCAGTGATACCTGAATCTAAAAAAGCAACTAATTGATTTAAAACAGGTAATAATAATTCACCTATTTGCTCCATTAAATCACCAAATCTGTTTTGTAATTGTTTTAATGGACCAGCACCAGCTTTTGCAGCTGCTTTTGCCTGTCCTTCAAATTGTCCTTTAAGAGCAACTACAGCACTATCTAATCTATCTGTACTACCTACAGCACCCTCTATTTGTATTCCGTATCTACTAAGAGCATTCGTACTACTACCTACAGATTTTGCTACTAAGTCAGCTGCTGCTGTCAGATTCATACCTTTAGCAGTAGCCATATCTTGAATTAAAGGCGTAAGTCTTTTAATAGCTTCTTCTTCTAAGCCCATTGATGCAAGCATAGACTGAGCTGCCATTGTTTCCTCATCACCAAATATAGTAACGTTCTGTAAATCTCTAGCTTGTTTTGTAAGACCTTTAAAGGCTTTTTCGTTACCTTTTAAAGCAGTCATTAATTTTGCCTCTGCTTTAGCCTGTGTATCAAAGGCTTTGACTGATGCAGCAGCAAAGGCTGTAAGAGGAGCAGTAAGAGTTAGGCTCATAGTTTTACCAGCTTTTTGGATGTTTTTACCCATCTTTTTAAAGCTCTTTGATGCTTTTTGCATCTTGCTTGTAAACTCGCTTATATCAGCGCCTAGCTTTACTGTAGCTTGTTTAAGTCCCATTTAGGATTTTTTTTCTCTATATCGTTTTATAACTTCTTGTATTTCTTCTTGACTAGCTATTTTTTTCTTTATGCGATTTTTATTATCCCAATCGAAAGGCATCAGTTCTTGCGGTTTTATTTTTCGTTTTAAATGTGGTGACAAACATGAGTGTACTATCATTCTAGTTTGCTCCCAACTATTCTGCATAATCATTTCCTCTCTTTGACTATAACCTATCATTTTATTAGAAAAAGAGCGAGGTGTTAAATCATACAGTTCATCTATTGTCATGCTTAGCGTTCCTAGTCCTTGTTGTTCTAGCTTATCCCAAGTGAACTCATCAGCATCCAACCCCTCACTCTCTAATGCTTTCCCTTTTTTTGAGGTTGATCTATTTTAAATGCTTCAAATATTTCATTTACTTTACTAAACTCTTCATTATCTAGCCAGTCTTCAACATCTGAAACTTTGTACTTAAATTGCTCACCATTTTTTTTAGCACCATATTTAAAACCATAATATGCAATAATGCCTATATGATCTATTTCAGTACCTAATTGGTCTATTTCATTAAGTTTTAATTTACATTCATTGCAAATTTCTTTTAGGGCTAAATAACTAAATCTTATTGGTCTTTTTTGTCCGCCTATTTCTACTTTTGTCATTTTATTCATTTAAGGTTACTGTGCCTGTTCCTGTAAATGTAGCTGAACACGTTACACTGTCTTCAACGCCAGCATCATAGCTAATTGATGTAACTATAGCATTACCTTCATAGCTTTTAACTTTTGAAGGGTCTTGATAACTTGACGCACTTGATGAAGTTTCTATTTGCCATGATGACGTAATTATTTCATCAGAATCTTGACTGGTATATATTCCAGGATATAAAAAAGCACTAAAAGATGATGAGGCAAATGAGTTTATTGTATCAGTTTGAAAAGATATTCTAGTGTATTGTGATGTGCTTAAATTTTCTACTTTAAAATAAAGTGAGTTAATAGCTGAAACAGTACCAGGCCCTTCTAATATTGTTACTGTAGATGATGATGCAACTGTAGTATCACCCATTTGAAAACTAGCTGAATTTGTGCTACCACTACCTTTAACATAAAAAGACCAATTCACCTTCTTGTTTTCTATTGTCGCTGCTACAATAGTGTATCTTAAAAATTCACTGCTTGTAGATGCTGAAGTTGTTAGTTTACTAGCATTTAATGTGCCAAATGGGTCAGTTACATTAACTAGCTGGGTTAGATTATTGCTTTTTGTAAAATTTGGTATACCAGCTGAAGTAAATTTTGTTAAAATAATATTTATTATTCTATCAGAAAAACGAACATTTACTTCATCTCTTTCATTTAGCTCATGAAAAAAATCTGTACCTTCTAAAGGTATATCAGGATTAACAGATTGTAAAACATCAGTAGAAACTTCAAAAGATTTTTGTCCAGGTAAAAACTCAGCATCACCCAAACTGTCTTTTGTAGTAACATCTATAGTATCAACGCTTGAATTGAAAGAGGCTGATGTACTAAAAGCAACAGGGTCAAATGTAGCTGAAGAACCAGGTATTTTTACCTCAACAATTATATTGTCATTAGACCCTAATACAGCAGTACCTTCAACAATTTCTATTATTGGTACTATCGAAGTAATTCCTGTAGTATATTCAATAAAGCTATAACCAACACCATTTAATGTAACTGATGAAATACTTGTTGCTGAATAGCCTTTATTTACTAAAACTGTAGTTATTTTTGGAATAACGCCAGCACCAGTATTAGAAGTAACATTGGCTGTAGTATTATTGTCAGATACTGAACCAGTATCAGAAGTAACATTATTAATTTTAAAATTACCTAGTGTTTGTAAGGGTGATGAAGCCTTCACGTAAACTCTATAAACTTGAGCTTCTGATGCTGTAGTTTTACGATATACTAATAAATCCGATGCGTTTGTAATTGCCATATTTTAAGGATTTAAAAGTTTATATTATGGATTCTGTGTTAAAGCACCTGTACCTGTTATAGTAATAGAATAAGTTGCGTTTTCTTCTACTCCAGCATCTACTGAAAATGAAGTTATTATACCGTTACCTCTGTAAAGCATACCAGCCAAACCAAAGTCACATTCAACAGCTGTACCTGCCATCATAGTTGTAAATAATTCCTCTGAATCTGCTTTACCTGCTACGCCAGCTATCTCAACAAAACCCTCGCCTGATAGTTCAAAAGACTTTAAACCACCTAAATTAGCTTGAAAACCGCCTGATGATTTTGTTGTTGAATCTCTTAAATCTAAGTTTACTGATAATGATGCTGAGGTACAGTGAGCAATCTCTTGTTTTGACCCACCTGATGTTACACTCAGCACTACATTTGTTGCGTTTTGAATTGCCATTTTTATTAATTTTTGTGTTTACTAATTTAATTAATTATTCTTAATTTATATGTACTTTCTACATAATAATATTTGTTATCTCCGTCAAAATCAGTAGTCTGTGAATCTAATACACAGCTCTGTATTTTTATTGTGTTGTAAGTACCCTCAACTATTTTATCTAGCAAATGCTGTATTCTTGTAGCTAAACTTATGTTATCTGCATACTTGGACATGAAACACTCTATTTGTAATGTAACAATAGTTAGCTCTGCCTTTGCAGTTGTCTTTGTATTTGTATTATCAACGCTTAAAATATCATAATATACACCAGCTTCAGGGCTTGATGTATAAATTGCACTTGGTTGTATTCTAGCAGCTCCACCTAACAAAGTTGTTAAAGTAGAATCATTTGACAATATATTATAAATTGCTTTACCTATTTCAAGACCTATTGCTGCCATTACTTTAGAAACTTCATTGCTGCATTAAAAACTGTTTGTTCTAGTATATTTTCTACTTTTGATTCTTCTGAAGCAAATGCTTTTTGAACGTATCTTTTACCTTTGAAATTAAGATTATAACCTGTGTCATTACCGAACTCTATCCAATGACCAATAAAACCTAAACTAGAGAATTTTCTTTTAACTCTAGGACCTACATATAATGTAGCGTAATTTTTACTTTTACCAGTAATTTTACCAATAGATTTTTTTAAACCCCCTGTTTGAGAATATTTAGCATCATCGCTATATTTTCTGTTAGAATTAGCACCTAAATTACTTCTCATAGCTTTTACAAGAGGTGTAGCTGCTTTACGCATACCACTTAGCAAAACTTTTCTAGTAACGCTTCTACTAGCTTTAAATAAAGCTTTTTGTATTCTCTCCGAGCCTTCTATATTAGCAAATGGTTTCACTCTTTTGTTTGTGCTATTATTTCTATATATGCTTTATTACCCTGTCCTTTATAACTTACTCCTTGTATATCAAACACATCTGAGTTATATGTGATAGTGTCTTTTGCATTTACATCTTTTACATTATCACTGTATCTAATTGTAAATACAGCTTGGCGAACACTTTGCAAAATACCACCAGATAATTTTTCTTTTGCTTGCACCCATTTAATAGATGCAAATTTATCTACATTTGTTATTGATTCAGTAAAACCACCGTAAGCGGTTTCTTGTGAAAACGTTTTTAAATTTAGTTGTATTTTATATCTAAATAAACCAGCTTCCATTATTCCCAAAGATAATTTTTATACTGATTTATAATTCTTTTATATCCTATTGGTAATTCATTAGGGCTACCAAATGTTATTGCAGATCTGTTGTCATAAAAGTGACCTATTAATAAAAACATAGCCATTTTTAATGTAAGTGTTTCGTCTGAATTTGTGGGTGCTACTGTATAATTAATTAATATTGCATCTTTTCTGTCTTTTGTTGATGGTATATTAATCATTTGAATTTGTGGCATACCAAAATGTACAATAACTCTATAATCTGTATTTTGTACTGATGTTGTTAAATTGTCATCTGTATTATAATAAATTACAGATATATTAGTGATATTACCTGAATATCTAAGTTGTATAATGCCATCATTAGGAAACTTTTCTAGTTTTTGATTAACAGTTGTTGATACTACTGGTGTATTAGTATCTTTTAATACTTGCATACGAGCTATCTTAATAAGTTCAGTTATATAAGTGTTATCATCAGTATGATCTACTCTTAAATAATTTCTAGCTTCATCTAATGAGATAACTTCATCACCAGCATATTTACTTATTTGAGCTTCTATTGCCATTTTAATATTTATAAAAGAGGGTGGCGTCAACCACCCCCTGTATTAATCAATTATTAGTTTTTATCGACAAATCTCTTAAAGTGAGTACTTGGTCGAGCAACCAATCCATCATTCATAGAGATAACAACTAGTCTTGATAAACCTTTGTGAGCTTCACTAAATCTGTCAGCAACTAAGTCTAATCCACCAAAGAAAGCAAGGTGTATATCATTCATAGCGCCAAACATGATAAACTCATCATTAGTATCACCATCATTACCAAGATTAGATGTAACATAGTAAGGATAACCATTTACTGTACGTTGTGAATTATCTAAAAACTGTGATACAAAGTTATTACCAGCTAATCCTTTAACAGCTGCTAAAGCTTTTGGATTGCAAATGTAAGCCAATCTATCAGAAGAAACAGAGTTACCTATAACAGAAGTTTCTAAATCAAAAATTGCATCATCTGTCAAATCAGTTGAAGCAGAATCACTTGATCCTGGTATAACATCAAATATAGATGATGGACCTTTACCAGCAGCACTTAATTTAAGTAAGCTATTTTCCATTGTCGCAGCAATAACATTAGCCATGTTACGCTCTAATGCTGCGTCAATAGATGAATTTTGAACTAACATCTCTTGCGTGTAAGTAACTAATGAAACTAATTTATGTGGCTCTAAAGTTTTAGCTGTTACACTACCAAGAGAAGTTGCTCCTGTATCACCGTCTTCATCTAAATAAGATGCAGCTATGTCAGCAATAATAGGAAGTTTACGATTAGCAGACAAACCTGTATAAACATTTGCGCCAGCTTGCGCTAAAACAGATGCAGCAGTTACCTGATCAATAAATGCACCAGCTTCTACTGAATTTGCTTCAGCAGCAGCACCATTTGCTAAAAGGTTAGTTCTTTTTTCTAATGCTATACTAGGCACACCAACTCCTCTAAAAATACGTCCGTTGTCTTCATTTAATGCCTCTTGGTGCATTTCTTTTACAATACCTTCAATATTATTGTTCATTGCTGAACGAGCTGCCTCTGCAATAGAATACTTGCGTAAATCTTTGTCAGATGTAGCTATGTTTTGAGTACCATGAGTTACAGGCATATTATTTTTTGCTAACTCTAATGATTTTTCCATTCTCTCAATTCGAGCATCCATTTCTTTAACTTTTGCCTCAGTTGCATCAAATGACTTTGTTTCTTCTTCTGTAAGGTTGCGGTCTTCAGTTTCAGAAACATTTACAAGAGCTGTCATCTCATCAATAGCTGATTGACGCTCTTCTCTTAATGATTTTAATGTTCTTTTCACTTTTTTAATTTTAACATTTTTAATTTGTTCTTGCGAACTTGTACATTGTCTTTGCGTTCTTGTTCATTTTCTATATTATTTACAAGTGATCGAACGCTTGCCGATGTTTGCGGATATGCTGGAATAGTAACTAAGCTTATATCGACAAGCCTTGAAATTTCCTCTATAGTCCGTATGTTACCAGCATCACTTTTGTTCCAACTGTCCTGACCTACATAAAAGCCAAAACTCATTTGTGATATGTCACCCCGCTCCATCAACTCAATAGTGTCTTTAGCTAGCTGGGTGTTTGGCATATCAATCTCAGTAAATAACCCCCGTTCATCAACTGATAGCTTGACAGTGCCGTTTGATGTTCTTCCAAAAAGATTATCCATGTCATGATTTAAAAGTGCGACAACATCATTGTCTAACACATTGTTAAAAGCATCAGGATTAATCTTTTCTCTAAAATTGCCTAAGTCCTCTGACAACTCATTGAAGACTGCGGCATAACCTCTAACTTTCTTTTTGCCATGTTCGTCTTCGTGGTATCTTAGTTCCTTGCAATTAAATATTCTTTTTTCTAAATTATTTAAATCCATATTTTTTTTATCTTGTTCCTTTTTTACAGGATGTTTGCTAGGCAGTAAATCAGTATCATGTTTGCCTGATCTATACTTACCTTTTTTCATTGCATATAAAAAACTATTAACTCTTGCATACGCCCATTGCTCCTGTGATTTTACAGTTGGTCTAACTGATCCTGGATTTGTCTTGTATGCTCCAACGCCTCTATCAAATACTTTTTCTAACATAGATAAACTAACTTTAGCATCCCATGCCAAACTCATTCCAGCTACTTCATCATTATGTTCATCTTTTTTATTTTCCAATCCTTCTTTGACAGCTGCAGTGAGCTTTCTGTTTTCATCTATATTTTGATTTTTTTTGTACATATCATCATTTACTTTTTTCATCACTTCTTTTGCTTGTGCGTGATTTTTAAAAGGCATATAATATGTTTCGCCATCCATTGTATGTTCATGATAACCACTGCCACCAAGTTTTTGAGCTTCTAGTTCAGCTTCTTCAATAGAATCATATAAGGGTAATTCAATACCGTCACTTATCATTGTTCCTACTTTCATTCTGTTTTCTTCTTCTACTATCTCATTTCGCTTTCGTTCCGACCATCTATGACCAGCATCAAAGCCCCATAGATGCAATGCTATATAACCAGCACTTGGAAAACCTTTCTCACCTTTTTTAAATCCTTCAGCCTGTTTATCAACTTGATGACGTTCATGATAGGCATACATTTTTTTAACTAGGTCAATACTAATATTGTTACCAATAATACGCCTAGCTGTTCTTACTCCTACCTCAGTACCACCTCTGCCGAACTCTTCTCTAAGTTCTAGTCCTTTCTTAGCAGCGTCTACCATGCCCTTTGGCGGTGTTAAGTCTATATCACTCAGCGCCATCCTCAGGAGTTTTACCTTGCGTTATCATATTCATAGGTACATAAGCATTATCACCGCCCTCAATATCGTTCATGTTTTCCTTAGCTCTAATTTCGTTTGGCGTTATACTACCTATATTAAATAACAATCTGTAGTATTCAGCTCTGCTTTTAGAGTCACCTCTAAGAAGGGCATTTACATTATGTTCAAAATATGTTTTGCCTTTATCGTTCTCAAAAATTAACTTCTTATTAAACTCTTGCTCAATCTTTTTTAATATAGGAGCAATACAATAATTTAAAAACTCTATACCTTGATGCTCGATATTACTAAAAGTGGCTCGCTCGAGATCACCTAATAGATGCGGTGGTACTTTAAATAATCTTGCTATTTCTGTAATACTAAATTTACGAGTAGATAAAAACTGCGCCTCATCAGGTCTAAGTTGTATAGGCTTGTAAGTCATGCCCTCTTCTAAGACTGCTGTTTTAAATGAGCCACTAAATCCGCTGTGATATGTTCTGTGCCATTGGTCGCTTAGTGCTTTCATAGCATCTGGACCAAGTTGTCCTGGATGTTGTAAAACACCACCAACTTTAGCACCACTCTCAAAAAATTCTTTACCGTATGTTTGTGATGCTATGCCTAAAGCAATATTATCTTTAGCTATTGCTATGCGACTTTTACCTACATAGCCATCATCCATAATTATATCAGGAATGTGTATTACATCAGACGCATCAAATACGCCATACTTTATAGACTCATAAACTAGAACTCCATTGTTATATTTCACTGAAATCTCATCAGGATGTATAAAATGTAATTCTATTGGCAAGCCTCTTTCATTTCTTTCTATATGTATATAAGCATTACCATAAAGTAATAAACTATTAACCATTAATTCAAAAAAAACAAACTTTGTTCTTATGGGATTCGGCTCACTGTTTACTAAAATATGTAAAGGATGATCTGATTTAATTAACCTACCGTTTGCAGTACGCTCATAGTAATTAAAAGGAAGTTGTGAAATAGTTTCTGATATTATTCTGACTGCTGCATACACAGCTGAGAAGGTTAAAGCAGTTTCTGCATTTACTGCTACTTTATTACCACTTAAATTAAGACCTAAGGCAAAATCTAAATAACTACGCTTTTCAGATTTATTAGCTCTGAATCTGTCAAAAAATCCCATTGAAATATTTTTTTGCAATTTACAATTTTTTTTCGTATAAAGCAATAACTAGATTGTAAAAAAACCTTTATTATCTCGCTTGTATTTACTAACTACAGGAGCTTCTGAATACATTTCCTCACCTACTGCCATACACAAAGCCATTATAGTATCTATTTTATCAGAGCTTTTAGCCTTGTTAGGTTTAATGTTACCAGCACTATCAGTTTCAAGTTGAACATTACCAAACTGCCATCTGACTAGAGGATCATTGAAATAAATAAAATCACCTGTCATTACTTTACTTTCTATCTCTTTTGCAGCTGGTGATAATGATTTGTAGCCCATACCAAAAGCGCTCATTTTTAAACCTTCTTCAATACATTCAATGACTAGCTGACTACTATTCCATCTGTCAAAAGCTATGCTCTGTACTTGGTACTTCTCACAAAGGTCAAATATTTTAGCTTTTACAAAATTGTAGTCAGTTACATTACCTGGAGTTATTTCTAAATATTCTGCAAACTGCTGATAGTTAATTTTATCTTTACCGCCTGTTCTACTCTCGTACTTGTCCTCAGGGATAAATGTCCAATGCTTACAGATAATCTTTTCACCAATACGCCACAACAAAACAAAACTTGTCAAATCTCTAACAGATGCTAAGTCAAGACCACCATAACAAGGTGATGACAATAAAACTTCATCACTGATAGTTTCATCACATGCTAGTATATCTGTATCATAAATCCAGGATGTCTGTGAAGCAGTCCATAAGTTTAGATGTAGTCTTTTGAATAAATTAGTATAACTAGGTTGTGCTAATGCTTTTTTTACTTCACGTTCCATATAAGAACGTTTTAAAGATACATCTAAACCAGGATTTGCTTTTGCCCAAGTTTCAGGATTTTCTATATCATCATCCTCATCAGCCTCAAATATAACAGGCAAAAACTGTTCATCAATTAAACTTCCATCTTTTACACGTTTTGCATAGTCATACATCTTATAGCACGCGCTAAATTTATCAAATCCAGCTGTGGTTATAGCTAATGAAATCGGCGATTTCCTACTACCTGTACTCGTTTCTAATACTTGCCAAAGATTCTCAGTACCATCATCACGCATACCATGCAGCTCATCGTATATAAATGCGCTTGTGTTAAATCCATGCTTTGTACTTGTTTCTCTACTTATGGCTTTGTAAAAGCTACCCTGTGCATTATATACAATACTATTTTTAAATATCTCTACATAGCTCTCTAGCTTTGGATTGTTTCGCACCATGTCAGCAACAACACTATAAACAATTTTAGCCTGTTCTTTGTCGTTTGCAGCACTATAATACTCTGCACCATATTCATTATCTAAATACAACAATGTTAAAATTATTGCTGCTGCTAATGTGCTTTTTCCGTTTTTTCTAGGTAAAAATATAAAAGCAGTTCTATATTTTCTGCTATCATCCTCTTTATTTTTCCAACCAAATAATGGTTTTATAATTTGTTCTTTTTGATATTCTTGTAGTATAAAAGGCTTTTTTGCAAGCTCACCTTTTGTATGTGTTAGATGTGTTTCTATAAACTTAACAGCTTTGTTAGCTGTTTCCTCATCAAAATAGTATTTACTCATATTAATCTAAGTTGAGCCTGATGCCTTTTAATTCGTTTTATCGTTTTATTATAGTAATCTGTATCTAACTCGCAAGCTGTTAAGTCAAAGCCTAAGTTATGGCAAGCTACAGCTATACTGCCTGAGCCTAAATGTGTATCTAATATCTTATCCCCCTCTTTTGCGTAATTATCTAAAACCCATTGATATAATGCTATCGGCTTTTGTGTTGGATGTATAGTTTTTTCATTATATATTCTTTTATCACCATGATTAAAACCAGCATTAGCACAAACTACCATTTTAGCTACTTTATCAAAGCTAGTGTATGCTAATTCAAAATGTGAAAAATGCGTACCTTCTGAAGGCTGTTTTTTATCCCAACAAATCCAGCCTCTATTTTCAGGTAAATCATCAGTAAAATAATTACCACCCCAAACAATCTGATTTTTACTTACCCTAAAAAGCTCTTTAAAATATTCTTTTGATGGCCTTACATTAGTATATAATTTTTTATCATCTTTTTCATATCTAAAATTATATTTTTGGCCAGCTCCATAAGGAGGATCGACAATAGCCAAATCAAAATAGTTATCTTCATAGCGAGCCATAAGCTCCATGTTACATTCATTAGTTATTTTCATAATTTAAAAGTATTATCTACAATCTCAGGAGCGTTTATTCTTGTTCTAGCTGATGGAGTAAGCCCAAACTGACAAGCTATTTTTAGAGCTTTAGCTAGAGCATCATTTGCTATTCTCTGTTCAGGCTTTGCTTGTCTTTTAGTAAGCGCACCATCCTCATTAAAAAACTCATCAATGCGCCCAAGTGTTTTTAGCTTCTGCTCCATCTCTACATATAATCCCATCTCGTTAGCATAAGCAGTAACTAAAGATAAATCTACTAAATGCAACATTTTTTTGCTGTGTAGCTCTGTGCAAACTATCTCATATTCGCGCTGTCCGTATTCACTTAATGGTATAGGTGCATCAGGTATGTTAGCAAGCAAACTAACTTGCATTTCATTCTCATTGACTCTGCAAGGCTGATCTGTTCCAGCCATTCGCTTTAGAACTGTTGGCTTTGGTGGTCTTCCCTTACCCATTGTCAAATATTATTCCTACATAAATAATTAAAAAAAACATACGCAATTCAATTGCATCAACTTC